CAGGAGAATAGCAATCCCGTCTGTTCATCCCCCACTTGGGGACGCATGACTCCTAAGCATGGAACGGGGCTTAGGTATATGGAGATTACAATGCAAGTAACTTACGTATATCGTGGCATTGCTTACACAAAATTTGTTAAGTGAAATTAAATTCATGTTGGGCTGCAATCATTACGATTGCGGCTCTTTTCTGTTTTATAGAATGGTCACATGTTCTATATCACATGAGACAAGAGGCACCTCAGAGTCGGACCTCTTCTCAATTGGCACAAGCCCAGTACGCTGGATACCTTATGCCGTCTAGACGGTGGGATAGACCACAAACAATCTCGAGAAAAATTTGTACAAAGCAATATAAACTTTTAACAATCCATATCAATGGCACAACAAAATAGCACACTAACCACGAGCTTAACTAGCCCGGGTGCTGATAATGGTGCTGCTTCTACAACTGCTGCTAGAAGAGCACTTTATTTAAAGTTGTTCAGTGGAGAGATGTTCAAAGGCTTCCAGCGTAATACAATCGCTAGAGACCTTGTAATGAAGAGAACACTTACAAACGGTAAGTCACTTCAGTTCATCTTTACAGGTAGAACAACTGCGGAGTACCATACTCCCGGAAACAGCATACTAGGTAACTCCGATGGAGCACCTCCAGTAGCTGAAAAAACAATTACATGCGACGATTTATTAATCTCAAGTGCATTTGTTTATGAGCTAGATGAAACACTAGCACACTATGATCTAAGAGGAGAGATCTCTAAGAAAATCGGCTACGCATTAGCAGAGAAGTATGACAGAAAGATCTTCAGATCAATCACCAAAGCTTCTAGACAAGCTAGTCCTATCACTAAGACTAACTTCGTTGAGCCCGGTGGTACTCAGGTTCGTGTAGGTACAACTACAAACGGATCTGATGCTTACAGCTCTACAGCTTTAGTAAACGCTTTCTACGATGCAGCTGCTGCACTCGACGAGAAAGGAGTTTCTACTGAAGGTAGAGTTGGTGTGTTGAACCCAAGACAATACTACGAATTAATACAAGCTGTTGGTTCTAGTGGTCTTATCAACAGAGATGAGCAAGGTGACGCATTACAGTCAGGTAATGGTATCATCGAAATTGCTGGAATCAAGATCTACAAGTCAATGAATATTCCATTCTTTGGAAGATTCGGTACTAAGTATGGTACAGGTTCTGCAACAAACCCCGGAGTAACAGATCCCGGAAACACAGGAAGCTTCACAGAAGTTACTATGGTTGACGAGACAGCTGGCTCAGGTGCTGTTAAAACCGTAAACAACTACGGTAATGGTGACTCTAACTTCGAGAACTCATGCGGACTTATCTTCCAGAAGGAAGCTGCTGGTGTTGTTGAAGCTATTGGACCACAAGTACAGGTAACATCTGGAGACATTTCAGTTGTATACCAAGGTGACGTAATCTTAGGTCGCCTAGCAATGGGAGCAGATTCACTTAACCCTGCTGCTGCTGTCGAATTATTCGCCGGTACAGCTACTAAGCCTGCTGCTTTCTAATTTTTATTTTTTATACGGGAGCTTCGGCTCCCCTTTTTCTTATGGCTTCCACAACTATTGACATCGACACCGAACTGTCCGCAGTAAATAATATACTGGGGGCTATTGGACAATCACCTTTAACCACTCTAAACTTTGATAACCCAGAAGTATCATTAATATATAATCTACTCCGTGATGCTAACGTAGACACGCAAGCAGAGGGGTGGCATTTTAACACAGAGAAACATATAAAATACACACCTGATTCTGTTACGAATAAAATAGAAATAGGTAATGATATATTATCTATGGATTTGCATGATAATCAAGCTCGTAGACCTTATGACTTTGTACGTCGTAATGGTTATTTATATGACAAAATAGATCATACTGATGAGTTTGCAGACGTAGATAGCATAGATCTTGATGTTGTCAAACTATATAATTTTGAAGACTTACCTATTATATTCAGACGATACATAGTTTATAGAGCCTCTAGAGTAGCTGCTACAAAATTAGTATCTAATCCAGAACTTGTTAGATTATTAGCTCAACAAGAAGCACTCGCTAGAGCAGCTCTTATGGAGTATGAATGTAATCAAGGAGATCATAGCATGTTTGGATTTGAAGATGATACTGCATATCAAACTTACCAACCTTGGAGAAACCTTAGAAGATAATGGCAACAATTACACAAACTATCCCTCAATACTCACTAGGAATGTCAGAACAGCCTGACCAGCTAAAATTTCCCGGTCAGGTACAAGAGATAACAAATGCAATACCAGACATAACCAAAGGTTTATTTAAAAGACCGGGTGCTAAAAGAGTTGGCACAACTCCTCTAGCTAACGTACAGAGTGGTGGTTCGTGGTTTCATTATTTTCGTGATGAGACAGAAGGATCATACATAGGACAAATTGCAGCTGATGGTCAGATACGTGTCTGGCGTTGTAGCGATGGTGTGCAAATGACTACAGCTTACGGAACTGGTGGTCAAACAGCTATAACAAATTACTTAGCTACAAGTACACCGGAAAATATTCAAACACTTACGATTAATGATACAACCTTTCTTACTAATCGTGACTCTACTAATGCTAACACTCTTATTGGAACAACAGGAGTAACAGACGCTAGACCAGATGCTCATTTTGGATATGTAGAATTACTACGTACAGAAAATGGTAGACAATATGGTATTAATATAAACAATGGTACAACTGTTACAACTGTTAAACGAGCTACTAAAATAAAAGTTACTGGGAACGACTTTGATGAAGGAGACGGGTCAGGACATTGTCCCGGTATAGGTACAGAAGTTTATGCTGCTACAGCTGCTGGTAGTTATACCAGTTCAAGTAATATAGTACATGTTAAAAACAGCAGTGGTACAACTTTAACTACAGGTAGAGATAACTTAACATTTCGTATAACAGCTTTAGGTCAACAAGGTGTCAGCCCTAACTATAGTGCTTCAAGTGATGGACCAGATGGACAAAACTACAGATGTAGTTATAATATAGAATGTGTCTTACTACATGGTGGTGAAGGTTGGGAAGTTGGAGACGTTGTACGAGTTAACCCAGAGCATGCTTCAGAAGCAAGTAGTTCTGATGGACAATCTTATATAGAAATAACTGTAACTGAGATAGAAAGTACACAAGTTAATGCTACTGTGTCTTCTAATGGGGATGGTTTAATACGACCAGCTCCTACACCTTTTGACGCTGATACAGCGGTAACTGCTGATACCATTCTTGGTGGTATTACAGCTAACTTACCTAGTGGTATTAGTGCAAAAGTTATAGGACCGGGAATATATTTTTCCAGTACTAGCTCATTTAGTATAGAAGTTGTTGAAGAAGATTTGATGCGTGTTATGCAAGGCTCTGTAAACGACGTACAAAATTTACCTAATCAATGTAAACATGGTTATATAGTCAAAATAGCTAATGCTAGAATGGCTGAGGAAGATGATTACTACTTAAAATTTGAGGGAGAAAATAATAGAGATGGTACTGGTTCATGGATAGAATGTGCTAAACCGGGTATAGCTAAAACTTTAACTAATATGCCTTTAGTTATACAACGTACAGCTACTACTACATTTACTGTAAAACAATTTACATATGCTGATCGAGAAGTAGGTGATGATATTACTAACCCTCTACCAAGTTTCGTAGGTCAACGTATTAATAAAGTTTTATTTTTCCGTAACAGATTAGCTTTATTATCAGGAGAAAATGTAATAACATCTAGACCGGGGACATTCGGTACTCCTGATTTCTTTGCTGAGTCAGCTCTTACAGTATCTGCTGCTGATCCTATAGATATATCAGCTGCTTCTATATTCCCATCTGAATTATTTGATGGTATAGAAATTAATACAGGTCTAGTAGTATTCAGTACAAACCAACAGTTTTTACTATCATCAGATGATACAGTTTTAAACCCTGATACAGCTAAGTTACGTAGTGTCTCAACTTTTAATTATAACGAAACCATACCTCCAATATCTCTAGGAACAACTTTAGCATACTTAGATAACTCTGGTAAGTTTAGTCGATTTAATGAAATGGCTAATACTCAAAGAGAAGGTGAACCTAATATTGTTGAAGCAAGTAAGGTAGTCCCTACTTTATTACCTAAAGATATTGATTTATTAACTAACTCAAGAGAGAACTCTATTGTTCTAATGGGTAAGACAGATTCGGATATTGTTTATGGTTATAAATACTTTCAAGTTTCTGAACAAAGACAGCAAGCTGCATGGTTTAAGTGGAAATTTAATAACCCATTATTATATCATTTTATTATTAATGATGAATACTTTTTCTTAGATAGTGATAAGTTTTTACAGTGTATTAAACTTGTACAAACAGAAAATGATCCTTCTACAAGTATAGACAGTGTTGATTTCTTACTTCATATAGATAATTATACTACTGTTAGTAATGGTAACTTTAACTCAGCTACAAATCTGACTACTTTTTCTGGTGTTAGTTGGTTAAGTTCAGTCACTACTCCTAATCACAAACTAATAGTAATTGATGAAGGTGGTACTCCAGCTCCTACTAACGATCAAGGTAGATACGCTGAAGCCACAGTATCAGGTACAAGTTTTACTGTACCCGGAAACTGGCAAGGTGTTACACTAACTATAGGATATATCTATCCTTATGAAGTTAAGTTTCCTACATTTTATTACACTAGAAAAGAAGGAGAGAGTGCTCGATCAGATGTAAATGCTTCGTTAGTTTTACATAGAATAAAACTTCACTTTGGAAAGATAGGACTTTACGAAACCACACTTGAACGTGTAGGTAAAACAGATTATACAGAAGTATATGAGTCAACCGTTATGGATGGTTATAACGCATCTAGATCACCTTATTTAGAGGAGTATATACAAACGGTACCAGTATACGAAAAGAATACAAACGTAGATGTTACGTTAAAATCATCACATCCCGCCCCAGCTACACTACGTGCAGTATCTTGGGAGGGTAATTACTCACCCAAATATTACAGACGTGGCTAAATATATACACCCACTAACATTTGAGGCTGCCAAGGAGGTAGCCTCCAACCTCCGTCCAGATGACCTCAGAGAGGTCGAAGAAGGTCATGGGATAGATCATAACGAACTACCCCTTCTCATGACTCACAACCCTTCCTACGTGTATTTCACAGTGCCTGACGGCAAGACTGCTGGCATGGCCGGAGTAGGAAAAGATGGTGATATATGGATGCTTTGCACTCCTAATATTAACCGATATCCAATTACATTCGCAAGAGAAGCCAAACGGTATGTCGATAGCCGTAAAGAGCCTCTCCTTTGGAATATAGTTGATAGTAGAAACACTGTGCATTTAAAATTGCTCAAGTTTCTAGGTTTCAAATTCTTACGTAAGTTTGAATACGGACCAAATAATGTACAATTTATAGAGTTTTGCCGTGTGCATGGATCTTAATGCCGGTCAAAGAGCGGCCGACAGACGAGCAGATGAAGCCAAGGTGGTCAACCATTGGCAAGAAGACCTCAAATATGCTAATAAAGAGACTACCTTTAAACGAGCATTAAATACAGGTATACTAGGATTTACTAGGACCCTTAGTGATTTCTATGCTTCTGCTCTAACAAATATAGGTAAAGGTAGAGGTGTTATAGAAGATGCTACAAAAGCTTTCTTAGCTTCTAAAGCTGTAAATGAAGGCGGACGTGCTGTTAAGTTTGGTCTTAAAAAATACCAAGCTTTACTTCAGAAAAGATCTGAAGTTGATAGTGTCGTAGATAATATATTAGGAAGAAATATGGCTTATGCAAATACTGGAGCCGTACGTAAGTTAATGGCTGCAAATGCAGCAGCAAGAGAAGGATTTGGTTTACCAGCTATGTATGGAGCACCAGCTATGCTAACTCCAACTAATAGACTTGGCGGTGCCTTAAAGATTGGTACAACAGCTTTAAGTATGGCAAGCAGTATATATAGCTTGGGAGGACTAGGTTCAACAGATGGTGGTCCACTGTCTTGGTTCTTTGGTGGAGATGCCTCTGACCGTAAGTTAAAAGATAATATTAAACAAGTTGGTATATCACCTAAAGGTTATAAGATATATGAGTTTAGCTACAAAGGTGCTGATAGACGCTTTCGTGGAGTTATGGCTCAGGACGTTGTTAAGAAAAATCCGATGGCTGTAGGCATCTCATCAGTTAACTACATAAACTTTTTAACTGTAGATTACGACCAAATTGACGTAGACATGGAGTTAGTATGACATCATCATATTCAAATATAATTGGTACACCACGGGATCAGATACCCGATATTAGTGATACCAACTGGGAAGACGTCACGCCTGATTTATCAAAGGCAGCTAATGCAAGTATTACTGATAATCAAGATGAGCTAAAAACG